CGACGCAGAGGCGCAGCAGAAGGGCGCGAAGCAGATCCTAGATGACTGCACTTGGTCATCCTGTGCGGCCGCCGTCTCGTGGGCTTCTGGCTACACGGTGGACTACACCGCCGCTCAGGGCGTCGCCGCATTCGAGAAGGCGACAGGGCGCAAGGATAAGCAGGGGATCAGCGACGCTGGCGGCTCGCTGAAGGAAGCCGCGCAGACCATCGCCGTTCTCGGTGGCAAGGCTCGCTACGCCAAGTCGTGGGAGGACGCAGTCGCCGCCGCCAAGGGTGGCGCAGCGTTGGTGGTCTGGGTGCAACAGCCAATCGGCTACCCAGCAGGCGTACCAATCAGCAAGTGGCACGACGGTTGGAAGCGCTACTGGACCAAGACCGACCCTAAGAAGATCACCGACGGCTACGGCCATATGACCTCCGCTGGCTATGACGATGTTGACGGCTGGCAGTGGGCGTGTCCGACGCGCGACGAGAAGGTCGCCGCTGAGAAGTACGGCGTGCCGGTCACAGAGGCGCAGCTGCGCCAGATCGCCAACAGCAAGGTCAAGGCGAAGAAGGTCGCAGTCGACTACAAGTGCCTGCTCATCGTCACACACCCTGGCAAGGTTGCCGCTCCAGTGATCAAGTCTGACGCCAGTCTGACGAAATCTGACGCTCATCTGACAGAAGGAAAGAAGAATGAGAAAGAAGGAGTGAAGGAAGCGCCTGTGGTAGCGCCAGTGAGCGCTCCTGCACCTGCTCCTACAATCGTCGTACGGGCACCCCACAGCCACGCTAAGGAGGTTCCAATGGCAAAGAGCACTAAGACAGCCGCCGTCATCGCTGACGCTGAGGCGGCCCTCCAGCGCGTTGATTGGGATGACAAGGGCAAGGAAGCCATCTCTGCGCTCGTTGAAGCTGCGAAGGCAGCCAACGGCAAGAAGGGCTTCCGCGCTAAGGCTGCGGCATCGCTCGGCTGGATCGTCGCCAATACCGGCATTGACGAGATGGTGATCGAAGCGCTCCGCACAGGTCTCGGCACTGGACTCGCCATCGCCTTGGCGAGCGGCTCCCAGATCACGCGCCTAGACGCCGATCAGGCGGATATGATCTTTGCAGGTGCCATCGCTGCCTGCCTCCAGGTGATCGTGCGCGCCCTGAACCCTGACGATCCCAAGTTCGGTATCGGCAAGGCGAAGGCAGAGATCGCCAACGGCAACGGCCCTCACAAGTAAATCGTGCCAGTTCGAGTTGCCAAGCCATTCGGCAACTGCTCCGTCTGCGAGATGGTCGCTAGGGTCTGGCAGGTTGAGTCCACAGACGAGCTGCTCTGTGGGGTCTGCCTCCGGCTCTTGGTCGCCGTCAGCCTAGAGGACTTGTCGCAGCCGTCCTAGACGGCTTCCCCTGGGTGATCCCTCCTTCACCCAGGGGCTATCCACCCTGCATAAAAAATAGCCGCGCAACAGGGTTGACAGCCTGAAACCGTTGACCCTATACTGCTTGTGTCAGGAGGAAACCAGCCACTCGGTTGGACTGACACAGGAGGTCAAGATGACAAACGCACAGGCAGTCGAACTGGTCGGTCAGATCGGCAAGGGAAACATCTTCGCAATCTCCGGTGGGCGCGTCGCGCTGATCGGTGGCGAGCTTCTGCTGAAGATTGCTAACGGCTACGCCGTCAAGGTTGCACTCGCCGACAACGACACCTACACGGTGCAGCGCGTCTTCCGTGGCAAGGTCAAGGCAGAGGCATTCAATGTCTTCGCCGATGAGGTTGGCGAAGTTGCCTACACCGCATCCTGCTACTACAACCGAGCCTTCGGTGTGGCGGTGGCAGCGTGAGGGCCGCTATTCTTGACGGTATTGGGTACGCGATCTTCATCGCGTGCATCTACATCGTGCTAGTAGTAGGAGGGTCACTGTGAAAGTCAATCGTAAGAACACGCCCAAGATGGTTGTGCGGCCGTACTTCACATCGGAGTACCAGCAGCTCGAACGCCGCGAGCGCAACATTGAGCGCGCCAAGTTTACCGTCGCATTGATGGTCGCCTGGGTTATCGCTGTTGTGATCTGGGAGGTGGCACGGTGAAAGATCGATATGAACAAGTTGCAGAGCATCTCGACCGCAGGCCGACTTGCCTGAATCTGCGCGAACAGCGCGTGCTGCGGCTGCGATTCGGTCTGGAAGATGGCCGCCAGAAAAGCCTTGAAGATGTTGCTGGCATCCTGAGTTTCACTCGTGAGCGGATTCGTGTCATTGAATCTAGGGCGCTCCGAAAGATTGTTCACCAATCGGTGTGTGTTGCAGCAGATGAAGAGGAGGTCAAGTGAGCAAGCGATACGAGTTCATTAGCGCGCCGCAGCGCAGCCCTGAGTGGTTCGAGATCCGCAAGGGCGGCATCACCGCCACCGGCATCACGGCCATCAACGGCACCTCACCGTACAAGACCGCATACCGTCTCTGGGCGGAGTTGACAGGTCAGGTCGGTGAGCAGGAAGTCGGACCAGCCGCGCAACGCGGTCAACTGCTAGAGCAGGCAGTCGCCGACTACTACACCGCCGAGACTGGCAAGAAGCTGCGGAAGTCCAACGGCATCGTGCGCCTCAAGGAGCACCCTTGGGCAATGGCGTCACTGGACCGCACTATCGTTGGCGACACCACAGGACTCGTAGAGATCAAGACCTCAACGAGCAGCCGTTGGCAGTTGTACCCAGTGCCGCCTGAGTATGTCGACCAGGTGCAGTGGCAGATGTTCATCACAGGTGCTGAGTACTGCGATGTCGCAGTCCTGCTCTCTGGCTTGGTCTTCCGCATTGAGCGCGTAGAGGCTGACCCTGTCTACCAGACGCAACTGTTTGACAAGGCCGCCTCGTTCCGCGAGTTGGTGCAGTCCAAGACTCCGCCACCGTTGACCGGCAACGACAGCGACACGCTTGCTGAAGTCAAGCCGCAGAGCAGCAACACCTACGCCGTGGCGAATCCGCAGCTGGATCACATCGCTCGGCTCTACATCGAAGCGAAGGCTGAGGCAGAGGCTGCCGACACCGCGCTGAAGGAGATGGCAATCGCCATCAAGGAAGCCATCGCCGACGGCGAAGGCGTCAAGGGTCAGGGCTGGCTTGCCACCTGGAAGACCAACAAGAGCAGCATCAAGGTGGACTGGGAGAGCATCGCGGATGTCCTGCGAACCGTCGCGCCAGACACCTACGGCGAAGCAGTCAAGCGCTTCACCGCAGAGAAGCCAGGTGCGCGTGTATTCCGAGTCTTCGGCAAGGAGGACCAAGCGTGATTGAAATCATCATCACTCCAGAGATCATCGTCAGGGCTGAGGAGATGTTCAAGTCGGCGCAGTCCAACGCTGGGATGCGCTTTCGCAAGGAGAAGGCGAGCGGCAACACCACTTGGACTGGCGTGCTAGGGCAGGCCGTGTTCGAGAAGGCGCTGCGAGATCGTCTCCTGCCGTACATCCCAGTGGACCTCACGACGCACGACTACGAAGTGTGCGGTCTCAAAGTTGATGTCAAGACCAAGGCGTGGAGCCGACCGGCTGGCGACGATGTTGAGGTGAGCATCTTTGATTACATCCGAGACCACCAGACGGTGGACTATTACGCATTCGTTCACTTGCAGCTCGCACCTGGAGAGGATCGCAATGGACCACCGAGTCCAACGCGGTTCCAGCGCGCGTGGCTGCTCGGAGTGATGGATAAGAGCCAGTATCTCTATCTGGCAACTGAAGTGAAGGAGGGAACGGTATTCGAGAGCGGACACATTGCAAAGGCGAGTTCATTGAATCTGGTAGCCGCAAAGTTGCTGCCAGTAGAAGAGTTTGGAGGGTCTGAGAATGAGTAAGCAAATCGCAGCGGCACTGGCCGCACCGTTCACCGGCACGGATCTGAAGCAGCGCCCAGGGCGCGGCGGAATGACCTTTACCTACGCAGATGCGCGAGCCGTAGCTCAGCGCCTAGACGATGTGCTAGGGCTGGCTGGCTGGCAGTTCGAGGTCAAGGTCGCTGACGCGCAGCGCTTTGTCGTTCACGGCACGCTGATCGCCGTCATTGACGGCGTGACCACCGTCCGACAGGACTTTGGCTATCCGAACAGCGCACAGGATGACGAGCCGTACAAGTCGGCAGCAAGCGACGCTCTGCGCCGCTGCGCTGCTCAGATTGGGGTTGGGCGGTCTCTTTATGCGTCAGGCACAGGAACGAGCCTCTCCGTGGCTCCTACACCCCTCTCCGTGGCTTCTGTGAAGGCGTCTCAGCCTTCGGTGTCTACGAATGATGTGGCCGTAGCAGCCGCAATGCTCTTCGCAGAGGGTGAATGCCCAGACCACCGCACCGCCTGGTCGTTCAAGCCTGCCGGTATTAGCAAGGCTGGCAAGGCGTACAACGCCTTCTACGCCTGCTCTGGTAAGAGCAACGGCACCTTCTGCCAGCGCAAGCCAAGCATCGCGTGGGTCAACGCCCAGGTGCGCGATGAGGGTGAGGCAATGCTTGCCGCCAAGGCGAAGGGGCTGCACGATGGAAACCCTGAGCTGGAGACAGCGCTAGAGGACCTGCCGTTCTAAGTCGAGCGGCGCATATCTACGGCGAGAGGAGACTGGTGACCTCCACCTCCTCTCGCCACCAACACAAGGAGGACTAGATGGTTTGGTTCAAGTGGGTAGCAAATGCACATCGAGATGCAGAGATCTCGGCGCTGACTGACACGCAGTTTCGCGCGTTCATCACGATCATTGGGGAGGTGAAGCTGCTGCGCTCCGGCGGCATCTTCAAGAACCGACAGCACCTCAAGACCGTCATCGGCGCACGCCTCTTCAGGGGTGTGGACGGCCTGTTGAAAAG